TCTCTAAACACCGCAATGTGTCGCGTCCAAATGTTTTTATGTTTTTCTCTAAATGAATAAAGTAATCGTGCTTTATGTCAGGGTTATGTTGTGTTAATACATCTTGTTCTTTTATAATGCGTTGTGTTAAATCATCGTATTCAGCCCATTTGCCTTGGCGACAAAGAGTTACTAACTCCTGTCTGATGTTAGACCCTATTCCACCACCTCTTTTCACCATTTTCCGTGTGCGTCTATTACGATTTAGTCTGGATTTTCCCGACTTTTTACGCTTAATTAATGTTTTACGCATTTATACATTAATTAAACAATTTAAAACCTCTTAAATTTTAGTTGTAAGCCCTTAAATTCGCGGGAATCCCACGAGGTTGCCACCAATACCGAAGCCTGCACCGGTTCTCGCAGCAACTGCCATGCTAGGCAAGTAAGCATCAAGGATGGTGAAAGTGGCAGCGGCAGTTAAAGCAATGAGAAGCACCTCATCGAGGCGGAGAGAACGCTTGGGGATGGCATACGCGGCAATAGCAACCATAAGACCCTCAACAAGGTACTTAACAGCACGGCGAAGGAGTTCACCGAAATCGAGGAAATTCTGTAACTTAGCAAACATCTTTGTTATAAATATAAAATAGAAAAAAATGTGCATGGCTGTTTTCTTAATTAAATTCGCCCAAAACAACTTAAAGTAATTGAAACAACTATATACATCTTATAAAATGACATCCTACCAGCCAAAGAACAACCCCGATGGAACCACCAATCCCAAGTATGTCGACTTGCTTTCGGTTGACCCTCCTATGGCCGAGCAGAACTATGTGTGCATGTCGTTTGTGAGTCCAGAGAAGATCATCAAGCAGCGAAACGCATTTCTTTTCGAGCGTTTCGTCAAGAATTTCGATCTCGAGAAGAGTAGCAAGAAGTTTGTCCAGTTCCTTAACTTTGTCAGTTACAAGTACAACCTCAATTTCAACAAGGTGATGGATGACTTTAATGATTTTCTTAAGAGCGAGCAGCCTAAGTTGGTTGATACGACAATTGAGGATGATTACAAGAACTTCTTGGATGCAAACGAGAAGACACTCGATCAGGAGTTTAATCAGTTGGTCAACTTCCAGACGAGCACTCATGGAGTGAAGGTGCGTGGTGTGTTCCCATCTCAGGAGGAGGCTGGAATGCGTTGCAAGATGCTGCGTGAGATTGACCCGAACCACGACATTTATGTTGGTCCTGTTGGTGTTTGGGTGCCATGGGAGCCCGAGGCATATAGAACTGGAAAGGTTGACTACATGGAGGATGAACTTAACCAACTCATGCATAAGAAGACGGAGAACGAGGCAGAGGCTAAGAAGCACTTTGATCAGCGTCTAATTGAGAGCAAGAAGCAGGCGATTGAGGATAACATTCGTAAGGCCAAGGAGACTGGAAACAAGCTCACTCAGAACATTGACGAAAATGGTAATCTGGTCGGTGTTAACAATACAATTGATGCTTCTGTTAGAGAAGGAGCCTCATCAAGCGATATTCGCAATGAATTGTTTGATGGTGACAATGTTGTTACTGGCAGTGGAAAGAACAAGAAGATTAACAAGCGTAATGGTGGAAAGTAAATTGACTAATTGACTAATTGATTTAAAGTATAAATTAGTATAACTTTAAATCAACTAAAATGGGGTGGGACATTGACTTTTTTAATGATGATGGTGAGCATTTCTATGTGAATTTAAAAATATTAAACTTGACATATAATTATTCACGACCCGAATGTAAGAAATACTGGTATGGACCACGCGATTATGATGGAAAAACAATCGGCGAAGCAATTGCTATCATGGAGAAAGCAGTGTCAACAATGATTGATGACGGAATAGAGGTTGTGAGTGATTTGTTATACAATTACAGAATGGGAATAAAAATGGATATGCAAACTGAGTTGCTTGGGTGGCTAATTAGCAATTATTCTGACTTGATTAAAGCACCTAGACATTTGCGAATTAAATTGACTTAAATACTGGAGAACATATACATAGAAGAAGCGAAATATGGGGTGGTCTATTCTGTTGTACAATAGCATCGGCGTTTATATGCAGGACGATAGTTTATATGTTAGTAACCTTACTTATAATTATTCCGTTCCAGAATGCATGAAATACTGGTACGGACCACGTGATTATGACGGAAAAACAATTGGCGAAGCAATGGAAGGAATGAAAAAAGCAATTTGTGCGATGTTTGCCGATGGAATTCTTCCACTAAGTGATTTTTCCAAGGAAACACGAGACAACTTTATAAATAGTTTGCTTGCATGGCTAATCAGACATTCCAGTGAATTGTCGAAATTCTCGAAAGATTGGACTGTTAAATTGGAGTGAAACTACCATTTATTCTTTTTCACGTTAATTACAGGGCCTTTCTTTGCTGAACTAGCATTGTACGCTGGCTCATCCTCGTCATCGGAATTAAGTTCCTTTGACATCTCCCAGAATTCCTTTGAACCGAGACGGAAATTGCTACGAGGCTGTGCTTTATACCAGAAAATCTGGTCGGTCAACTTGTTCGACTTTGAATTGTTGTCAATAACAAGGCATTCAAAGTTTTCAGTGCATTGGTCCATCACTTGATTAAATGCCTCGAAAGTCGGAAACATACCCGCGTAATTCTGCCAGATTCTCTCGCGATTGCTCTTATATGGTTCTCTCAAAATGAACACATAGTCAATGTTTGTTCGTAAATTTGGTGGAACACCGAGTGGGTATTGCATAGTAATTACGAGCATGATCTTCCAATGGCGACCGTTCATGAAAAGCAATCGCATCATCTTGTCACGAGCCCATTTGTCATCATACAAGCAGTCATCCATAATAACAAATGCTCTAGGGTCGATAGTCGCCTTCTTTTTATAGACTTCTTCGTGTTTTTGCATCTCCTTGAGGACGGATTTTTGTCTCTTAAGGATGTTTTCGATTATGGATGTGTTGTATTCGTGGTGAATAAAGAGTTTTGGAACGATGCGGCCATAGAAACCGTTGCCTGCCTCTGTTCCTGATATGACACAACCTAGAGGAATGTCTTGGTGGTGATAAAGAAGGTCATTGACGAGGAAACTCTTGCCTGTATCACGACGACCAATGAGAACTATGACAGGTCCCTTGTTTTCATTTGGGTCGAACTTGATTTTACGCATATCAAACTTTTTTATTTCTAAGTTCATCCTTAATCTCGATAATTAACGCAGAGAGAAAATCACAAGAAAACAAACGGACAAAAAATTGAAATGACGTTTGTCGTTGAAATAATCAGCATTTTCTCTCAATCAACAATAAAAATGTGTAATACGTGCTCTCTTGGTCAAGTCAAGTTCACAACTCCAATTACATTGGATGAACTCAATTATGTTGGCACTAATAAATTCATGCCTTTGTGATTTCCAAATTTCGAGTTCCATCGCTTATTTCGTGTTGGAAGATTTTGACACCAACTTCTCAACAATATGAGCCTAACAACAATGTTGTCTATAACTTCCGACTTATTGTATAGAAAATTGAATTAAAAAGTGTGTTGCTTATATTTTTCATTTCTAACTTTAACAATGAGTTCACAAGTTATCGCATCATGCGACAGGTCTCTCTCAGATTGGAGAAATAGCATCAATAAGTATCCTCTATGTCAATGCCGAGAGAATTGGCACCACATGAAACAAACTGCAAGTGAATCAGATGAAGAAGCAGAGAGATATAAGCAGATCATTAACAAATGCACCGGAAATCGAGATATACACATTATTAGTTGTGGTCACGTTTGGTATGGTGTAAAGTGAAATAGGTTTAAAACCAGCATTATTTATGTTATTTTTGTTTAAATATATAATGTTTCAGTTGAATTATCGGAAAAACAAGAATGTAGAGTTATTTAAGGATATTCAAGAGAAAATGGGAGTTTCAAAAGTACAAAATTATATGCCACTTTATAAGCATTATTTTTCTCTCAACAACACAAACTATAATGGCATCAACTTGAATACATTTAAATCAATAAATCACATACAGTCCAGGATCGATGAAAACACGTATGCAACAGATCTTGGTGTTGTTCACGTGAAATATGCCCCACTATACGACACCTACAAGTACATGGTTGGCAAATTACAGGATGTTAGTGTGAATGCATTGCCTTCTTTGGATGGAACTCCGGCATCCATCAGTGAGAGAAAACTGTATGACGTTAATAATTCGTCGTATACCGATGGATTCTTCTATTTTCTCTCCAGTATACTCCTCAATCAACATGGAATTGTAAATGCAATTGACTTTTATGGATCTTACTTATGTATTAAAAAGGATTTTAAACTTAATATTGCGGATGACGCTGAGTTTTTATATAGTTCCGACTTTTTTAAAAGCAATCGAGGGAAATTGTTTAATGTAAATAGTGAACAAGAGGCACAATATGCTCGTGATTTTACTCGTAATTGTAAGAAACGACTGGAATTGGGAAAAACTATGGACAATGTGTCAGTTGATTCTCTCGGAATAATCGAGGAATTGGGTGAAATGTTTGTTGACAATGAATGCAATAGCAACAACGACGGCGAATTGGTGACGGAAGTTGAAGAAATGGATTTGCCATCCAGAGAAAGTAGTAGCGACAGTGAATGTTCGTCGCGTTACTCAAATAGCAGCGAAGAAGACGCTACAAACTGGGAAGATGTTGAAACTGACTCTGATGAAGAGGAAGAGGAATGTGAAGAAGATGAAGAAAGTGACGATGCTGTTATTGAAGCGACAATCAACGAGTTTCCAGCAAATATGATTTTTATTGAGAAGATGGAAGGAACACTTGATTCACTATTGGAAAACATGGAGAAAGAAGAGTTGACTGCTGCGTTATTTCAAGTTGTCATAACTCTCGCTACATATAACAAAGCATTCGACTTTACACACAATGATTTACACACAAACAATGTAATGTATACTAACACCAAGTTGAAATACTTATATTATAAATTAGACGGGGTTCACTACAAAGTTCCCACCCATGGACGCATATTTAAAATAATCGACTTTGGTCGTTCGATTTACAGATACAACGGTCAACTCTGTCACAATGACAGTTATGCAGTCGGAAATGATGCAGCCGGACAGTACAACTTCGAACCATATAATGTCGATAGCAAACCACAGATGATGCCGAACCAATCATTTGATTTATGCCGTCTTGGATGCTCGATGTATGACAATTTCTTTGATTTCACGTTTGAAGAAGATGATGTCCCCGATGAAGAGTTGCTTGTTAAACTGGTTGCTGGATGGTGTAAGGATGA